CTCGTCTAACCCAATGAAGGGAAAGTCTAAGACTGAGAAGTCTCTAGACAGATCGACATGACGTAAGACCTCGGAGTAAGCACGTATAGTGTTTACCCAAGAACTTGCGGCACGGGCGACCTTGGGAGTGCGTTCCGGCATAAGGGACTGGAGACTTTCTAAGGTCTCCAGCCGAGGGATCTTGGAACGGAGTTCCAGGATCTCCTCGACCTTAGCCATGGAGTCCGGTAAGGGAGCTCCATCCTCTAACCCTCTCACGAGGGAGTTGAGAAGAGCGCCCGCCTTCGTCCAGACTTTGATTGCCTCCTGTATCGCTACAGGATCGCCAAAGACTGGTTGAGGGATAGGGGAAGGTGTTTCCACCTTCTCCCCACCATCCCTGGTTTCCACTGGAGTAGGTAGATTAGGGTCACCCCGATCTACTTTCGCCTCTTGCGAGGCACCCTCGGGAATGGTTATTGCCACTTGTAAAGCCTGATAGGCCTTACGAGCTTTTTCAAGGTTCCTATACAGACTCCTTAAGGCTTGCCCCGCAAGCCTCAAGGCCCTCTGAAGCCGTTTGGCTTCGGTCACCTTGCCGGCGTTCATCTTAGCAAGATTATCTTGCCATAGACGAGGCCGATCAAGGGGAAGAGGTACCGGTCTGAAAAAGAACTGGTAATAATCATCTAACACAGGCATTACTGCCTGTGAGAAGGTGATCCAGCTCTCACGGTCGGGAAGTTCATACCTCCCGTCCCGTGGGACACGGTCCCAGTTAGCAAAAAGGAGTTCGCCGAACTCGTTTGAGCCCACTGGAAAACCGTGTATTGGAACCAGCGACCTCCACTCCTTCCATCGACGCGCGGTCAACTTAATTGAGGTGACGTCTTCATCTAACCTTGCTTTTATACGACGTACTAAAGCAATAGCTAGAATAGACTCAATCTCGACTAAGCGAGCGCGCGTCTCAGGATGCAAGTGGCACTCATCTCCTCCTAACGCCCTAACCTTATTCTCCATCGAGAGTAAGAAGGGCACAAATGAGGACCCTCCCTCTCCGAGGCGAGCTAATAGCTTACCCGTGAGAGCGAAGGCACTGATGAGGGCTGCTTGCGCCACTCGTCCCAATTTTCCTTTCTCAAATTCCTGTACGGACCGAAGATAGTCTCTTCGACGTAACAAGTGTCTGAGAAATTTCGCAGAGGTTGGCTTGTCACCAAGCCACCCCCGGGAGAAAGCCCGAAGGGCCATCTCCAGACGCTGAGAGCAAGTTCGCACCGAAAGTTCCTCTTTCAAGGACATCGGTGAAACATTCTCACCGCTCAGATA